AGATAGTGGTCGAGCCGGTTGCGGTGATGGCCTGGCCGGCGAACGGTGTCAGCTCGACAATGCGCAGCACACTGCCGCTCACTTGCGCCTGGAACGGCTTACCGCTGAACTGCGTATTGAGCGCAGAGACCAGCCCGGACAGGTTGGTCGTCGCGGTGTTCAGCGTAATCGGGTAGCTAGTCGCGCCGCGGAACAAGGTGAAGCTCAGCGGGGTGACGTTGAAGTCGTACCGGGTTGGCGCCGCTGAACCGGTCAGCATCGATGCCGTGCCAGGGTTGGCCGGCACTGCAGGACTGTATGGCGTGTAGCTGTGCACCACATACAGACCGGCGTTCGCCCCTGCCACCTCGATCAGCATGCCAGGGGCTGGGTTCAGCATTTCCAGCGGACCGCGAACGATGTCACGACCAGCTCCGCCGTCAATCACGGTGTAGGTGTATGGGGCGAGAACGCGAATGATGATGCCGTTCGACCAGTCGGCCGGGAACTGGCCGGATCCGGCCGGCACGCTGATCGTTTCTCCAGCGAACTGATACGCCGACGCTGTGGCGGACCGGGTAATGTCGGTCGCCACGGTCAATTCCAGGCCCGCAGAGCCGCTGGAACTGGCTCCCACCTCAGGCGCATTGAACCAGTTGATGTGTGCCGGATCGGCGGACAAATCGGCGCCCGGCGGATAGATGGTGAAGGTTGCGTCCGCGCCCAGAGAAATAAGCGGGGTTTCGCCAACCTTCACCTTCGCCAGCGGAATGTCGTACTCGCCCTCACCGATATACAGCAGCATCTCCACGCGCAGGTCACGCGGCGCGACATGCGCGCTACGGGGCTGAGCCAAGTAGGAGCCATAGGTGCGCTGGTGCCCGGCGATCTGCCGCACCGGGTCGCCCAGCTTGACCTTGTTGCCCTTGGCGCTGGCATCCATTAGCGGGTCGCCCTGCTGGGTGCCGGCGCTGGATGGCATGCCAGGCATCTTTGGCATGATCGCCTTGAGCACTGCCTTGGCGCCCTTGAACAGGGCGAAGGTGATCGAGAAAGGGTCGGTGCCTTTCGGCTCGCGGTAGATCTGGAGCAGGTCAGACGGCTTGAATTTCACCTTGTGCCACAGGTGCTGTTCGATCACCTCATCGTTGAGGACAACGCTGATCGGTGGGCTTTCCCGGCGCTCATACGACGGAGCCAGGGCCTTCAGCCATTCCTCGATCGACATGCGGCGGTCGGTCTTCCAGGTGCCGAGCGGCGCTGTATCACTCAGCTTGTTCGGGTAGAACTCGACGGTCACGGTAATACACCACCTTGGGTTGAGCGGCTTCGAACTCGCCGGTTGTCCGGAGGCAGGCGCCCCCGGGGTTTGTGTCCAGCACCTTCAGGCGCCCTTCGCTCTCGACTACGACGCCGACATGCAGGCACAGCGCGCCGCGGAATACGGCGGCGATAGCGCCAGGCTCCGGGGTGCACTCCTCCATGCCATGACGAAGGTCGTGGTAGGCGGCAGTGTTGGCCCTGAGCTTGTCCTTGCCCACGGCGCCAAGGCTGGGCAGAAGCGGCAGCCCGAACACCTGATGGCGCACCGCGATGCACAGCCCCCAGCAATCGAAGGCAATAGGCCCCCGTGCACCCTCGCGATACGGGGCGCGCATGAATTTATCGATCATGATCAGATGTACTTCAGGCCGGGGGCTTTTGTTGCGGTGAGGAACTCACGCATGCCGTTGGTGTTGAGTAGGTCCATGAGCCCACAGGTGAGCTTTGCCACGTCGTCCTCATATTCCCGGCTGAGCAGCGTCATGCGGTACCGCTCGCTCGGGAATGACAGATCCTCGGCCAGGTAACGCCGGAAGGTGATGATGAAGCGCTTGTCAGCCGCTTTGGCCGCCTCCACGACCTCCTGGACCTCGCCGGTCACGTTGTCCAGGCCGAGCACCAGGTTCTGGAACGCGCTGTTGTCGTTCTTCGGCAGGGCCAAGTCCATGGCCATCGCTATGAAGGTGAGCGTGCGGCCATCCTCCGTGGTGCACACCCGGTCTTCCCAGCCCGAGCAGTAGAGGTGGGAGACGGTGCCGCCCTCCTCCCGCGCCTCGATAGTGTCGACCAGCTCGCCGCGGCCAGAGGCGTAGCACTCTTCGATCAGGCTCATCCGAAGTACCTCGTGTACCACTTGTCCAGGCTGCCAGAGAGCTGGGTGTTGAACTGGTCGAGCGGCATGCCGACCGACACGCCGATGTACTGGTCTTCAGTCAGAACGGGACGCTCTTTCAGCTGCATCACGGCCGAATACCGCCAGCGACTGATCTGAGTCAGGTCCGGCCCCTGGTAGATGCCCTTGAAGTGCGCGATGTAGGTCTTGAACCCGATCGGCGTCTGCAATGGCATTTCGAACCAGTCGAAGCCGTTGTTGATGGCCCAGACGTACCAGCCTTCGAACTGCGCGGCCTCTTCTTCGCTGAAGTTGAAGTTCACCTTCACCTCAGTTGGAACATATCGG